AAATACTTTGCATATCATTTTATGGATCCGAGAAATAAACAGGATGGTACAAGCAGAGATATAGAAGGCAATGTGGATCGACGTGGAGGATTTGAAGTAAATGACGATGGCTTTGGTGCTGGTAGTTTGTGGGATAGTAATAGAGCAGGCATAAATGCACAAATTGATCCTCACTTTTTTGAAAGGATAGATATTGTTTTATATCACGGACAAAAATTAGTACAATACAGTTTACATAATCCTAAGTTATCAAGTTTTAAACCAAGCTCAATTGATTATGCATCAAGCGAAGCAATGGGATTTGATTTAGCATTTGATTACGAACGATTCACAACATATAGTAAATTCAATGAAGACATGTCACCTCAAGATTTAGAAAGATTTGACAAAACAGGAATACAACTAAAAGGCGAGTTGTTTGAAAAACAAGCAGAATCCAAAGACACAATATTTGCACAGTTAGGCAATACAGATCTTGATCCTATATTATCAGGTAGACCGAGGTCAGCATTTATACAAGCAAACGCTGGTACGCCAGTAGTAGCACAAGAAGGCTCAGAGACAGAGTCTGATGATGGCACAGGCGACAATGCCGCTGAAGCACCTGACGCCGAAGTAGTTAGTACTGCATTAAACAGAGATGATCCTAATTTGTTGTCTACATACGGCAGTGCGGCACTCATGCCTTCTGCGGCAGACTTAGCAGAAGATGATTCCCCGGGCGGAATATTTGGAGAAATACTTGATACAGCATTAAGTTCTTTGATAAGTGGTGGTAACGTAAAAGAAA